AGTTATTCAGGATAAATACAAGAAAGCTGTTACAGCTCGATTGTTAGAAAATCAAGAAGTTGCTCTTGCAGAAGAAGCAGCTCAAATGGGTGGTAACTATATTTCAGAAGCGGCTAACGTAGTCGGTGCTGGTATGGGTGCTACAGCTGGTAACATCAAAGGATTTGATCCGGTACTTATCTCTCTCGTAAGAAGAGCTATGCCAAATCTTATCGCTTATGATGTAGCTGGTGTTCAACCAATGACTGGTCCAACTGGTCTTATCTTTGCTATGAAAGCTAAGTATGGTACTCAAGGCGGAGCGGAAGCTTTCTTTGATGAAGCCGATACTGACTTTTCTGGTACTGGTACACATGCTGCAGGGCCAACTGGTCTTGAAGGCGAAACTGACGGTTCAGGTGCTGATGGTATCCTAGGTGATAACCTAGCTGATACAGTAATTACATCTGGTAGTGGTATTACTACAGCTAATGCAGAAGCTCTAACAGGAGCAGGGTTCGGAGAAATGGCTTTCACTATTGAGAAATCAACAGTAACTGCTAAGTCAAGAGCTCTTAAAGCTGAGTACACAATGGAACTAGCTCAAGACCTTAAAGCAATTCATGGTCTAGATGCAGAAGCTGAACTAGCTAATATTCTTTCTACTGAAATCCTTGCGGAAATCAACAGAGAGATGATTAGAACTATTATGGCTAAAGCTAAGTTAGGTGCACAACAAACTTCAGTAGCATTGAAAGGTGCTTTTGATGTTGGTACAGACTCAGACGGACGTTGGATGGTTGAGAAGTTCAAAGGACTTATCATGCAACTCGAAAGAGAAGCAAATATCATTGCTAAGCAAACTAGAAGAGGCAAAGGTAACTTTGTTATCTGTTCTTCAGACGTTGCTTCTGCTCTAGCAGCAGCTGGTGTAATGGACTATACTCCTGCTTTATCTACTGGATTACAAGTAGATGATACAGGTAATACTTTTGCTGGTGTTCTTAACGGAAGACTAAAAGTATATGTAGACCCATATGCAACAGAAGACTTTGCTTTAGTAGGTTATAGAGGTTCAAATCCGTATGATGCGGGTATGTTCTACTGTCCTTACGTACCATTAACTATGGTTAAGGCAATTGGCGAAAGTGATTTCCAACCACGTATCGGGTTCAAAACTAGATACGGTATGGTTACTAATCCATTCGTAGGCGCTGACGGTACAGGTACTGACAGAGCTAACCCATACTTCAGAATCTTCAGAGTAGACGACATCATGGTTGACTAATCTTTAGTAATAAAGTATTTAAGAGAGTCCTTCGGGGCTCTCTTTTTTTGCGTAGAAAAACTGAAGTCTAAGCATTTAATAGATATAAATAACTACATGGAAGAGGTTCTGCGTATCAAGTGGTACGTACTGCACATGAGTGGATAGGAAACCACCCCCGGAATTACAAGATAGGAGATTATCATGCATAAGATTTTTGCATTAATGACAGTAGTTTTGTTAGCTGGTTGTAATACAGTTGACTCAGTAATTGATGGCACTAAGAATATTGTTGGTGGTGTTGCGTCTGACGTTGCTGGAGTTACTACTGGTACTTTAGATGTTGTATCTGGTACAATTAAAGGTGTAGCCGAGAAGACTGGTGTTGAAAAGACCGAAGCTAAATAAGTAAAGTTTTAGGAGTTAGCTGGCCAAGGATGGCGCTTGACACTTTCATCTTGTATAAATAAAAGTGTCTAATGATGGACAACACACACACGGAGACTAATATGTCAAATGGAAAATCAGGGTTCGAGATTCGAGCCGACTTACTAAACCAAGCTCAAGGAATACTTGAAGGAAATATTCATAGGAAAATCGATCAGGTTCATGCCCATAACGATAGAAATGAGGATAACCCGAAGGTTGTACCTGCAAGGCAACTTAAGGCAACTGATGTTATTTCTGTAGCGAAAGAGCTATACGAATTTGTTAATGAGAAATAATTAACAGTTAGCTGATAGATTGGTATAAATAGATATATGACTACACAAAATAAAAACTTTTTGAGTCCTACCGGATTTCAATTTAAAATAGATTCTACTCAATATGCTAATGTTGAGTATTTTTGTACAGCTGTAACTCTTCCAGACTTATCATTAGGCGAAGCTCCTAATCCCTACAAGGGGTCTAATTTAGCTTTTACTGGTGATAGGATTGCCTTTGGCGATCTTGCTATAAGATTCAACGTAACGGAAGATATGGAAAACTATATTGAGATGTTCAATTGGATGCATAACATCGTTGGAAAAGGTGAAGTGTTTAAGTCTGATGCAACTCTATCTATTTTGAGTAGCCATAATAACGTCACGAAAGAGATTACTTTTAGAGACTGTTTCCCTACTAATCTATCTGCTGTTGAATTTTCTACTCAGCAAACAGATATAGAATACCTGCAAGCTGACGTGACATTAAAGTATACATACTACGAAATCAAGTAAACACATCGGTTTACTTTTTGGCGGTGTTTGTACGCATATAGATATACTATGGAGATATTATGAATAATTTAGAAACAATACTTGAGATGTGGAAAAAAGACTCGATTATAGACGAGCTTCAATTAGACCAATCGGCAAGAGATTCGGCAAAGCTTCATTCGAAGTACCTAGAGTTATACTCAATAAATAAACTTAGATTTAAAAAGCTTGACTTAGAATTTAAAGTCTTATTGAAAGATAAATTCATGCACTATAACGGTAAACTCACGCAAGAAGAAATGGATTCTAAAGGATGGGGTTACGATCCTTTGAACGGACTTACAGTGCTGAAAGGGGATATGGATAAGTGGTACGATGCGGACCCACTCATTCAAGAACATCAAGCTAAAATGCACTACACGCAAGAACTAGTTGACACTTTAAAAGAAATACTTGACAACATTAAGTGGAGACATCAGAACATTAAAAATATTATTGAATGGAACAAATTTACTAGCGGGATGTAATGGAAAAAATAGTCGTTAAGAAAAAGAACGAGGTATTTCTAAGTGTTATAACTGAACCAGGAATAGAAATGGAGTTGTCAGAACACTTCTGTTTTTATGTACCAGGTTATAAGTTTATGCCGTCATACAAAAATCGTATGTGGGATGGTAAGATACGATTGTACGATTTAAGAAAAAAACAAATTTACGCGGGACTTTATAAGTACCTTATTGAATTTGCGAATGCTCGTAATTATGAGTTTATAGTAGAAGATAATTCTATGTATGGACGGCCCGACATTGAAGAACTTCATGATATTGAAAGTTTGCTGAAACAGGTGACGCTCACAGCTAACGGAGATAGTATAACACCTAGAGATTATCAACTAAGTGCGCTCTCACATGCGCTGACTAATAAAAGTTCTTTGTTATTAAGTCCTACAGCTTCTGGTAAAAGTTTAATTATATATTTAGCTGTTAGATATTTTTTAGAGATGTATGACAGAAACGTATTGCTTATTGTGCCTACAACATCACTAGTTGAACAAATGTATTCAGACTTTGGCGATTATTCCACAAACGACGAATGGTCGGTAGAATCTAATTGCCATAAAATATATTCAGGCAAAGAAAAGTATAACTTAAAGCACCGTGTAATTATTACTACATGGCAATCAATATATAAAATGCAGACCCCATGGTTTGAAAATTACGGCATGGTGATTGGTGATGAAGCGCATAATTTTAAAGCTAAGTCTTTAACTGCTATATTGGAAAAGTGCGTGAATGCACAATATCGTTTAGGAACAACAGGAACATTAGATGGCACACAGACACATCAGTTAGTTTTAGAAGGTCTATTTGGCCCTGTGCATAAAGTCACTACTACTAAAAAGCTGATTGAAGAAAACTCATTGTCACAACTGGACATATTTGTCTTGTTATTGAAATATAGTGATGAACATTGCAGATTAGTATCGAAGATGAAGTACCAAGAAGAGATTGACTTTATTGTAAAATACGAACCGCGGAATAATTTTATAGCCAATTTAGCGATGGATCAAGAAGGGAACTCGCTGATATTATTCCAGTTTGTCGATAAGCACGGAAAACCATTGCACGATTTATTAAAGAAAAAGTTTGATGAATTACCAAGAAATACGAGGAGGTTGTTTTATGTCTCAGGTGAGACCGACGTGGATACGAGGGAAGAGATTCGAGCGATTACAGAGAAGCAGGACGACGCGATTATTGTCGCTAGTATGGGCACTTTTTCTACAGGTATTAATATTAAGCGTTTACACAACATTATTTTTGCTTCACCGAGTAAGTCTCAAATTAGGGTTCTTCAAAGTATCGGACGTGGATTAAGGAAGTCTGCAGATGGTATAGATACTAAGGTATATGATATTGCTGATGATTTACATTGGAAGGCCCGAAAGAATTATACGTTAAATCATGCTGGAGAGCGTATCAGAATATACAGTAGAGAAAAATTTGACTATAAAATACATGGTATAAATATATAAATGGAATCAATCGAAGAAGTAGATGTAAGGCATTT